ATTTGAAAGATGTTTTGAAGATGAGCCTGAAACCTTTCGTAAAAAAGAAACAGGCAATAGAATATTAGGTGAAGCTTGTTCCTGGTGTGATTTTAAATTTAGTTGTTGGGAAGGATTAGAATATAAACCTCAACCAATATCTTCTGCAAGAGAACCTAGATGGCTTTATTATACACATACAGAGGACAAGAGTAATGTCGAAGAAAAGAAAAGTTGAAGTTAATGAAGATGATGTGGTCATTGTAGTTACACCCAGGCTAGACAAGGATGATGAGTGGATACATGAAACAAATGTACATTTTTCAAAGAAACATTTTACGGATGAAAAAGCTGCTATTGCACTGTCTGAGTTATGTCGTGCAATGGTTGGCTTCAGTTATGCTGCTAATAATGATGACATTCTTTTTTATTCAGGTGTTTTTTATAGAATCCTTGAAGGAGATTTTAAAGACAAGCGCAGAAAAGTTAAGAAAAAAGATAACATAATATATTTAGACAGGAATAATGATGACTAAAAAGAATGAAGATGTTGTCAATGAACCCTCACACTACAAGGCAGGAAATATAGAAGCTATAGATGCTATCGAAGCGTCTATGTCTAGTAAAGAATTTCGTGGGTATTTAAAAGGTGCTATGCTCAAATACATCTGGCGATACACATATAAAGATCGTGCTTTAGAAGACCTATTAAAAGCACGTTGGTATCTAGATAAGTTAATACAAAAGGTAGCAGATGCAGATAATTCTAACAGTGAGTCTAACCCTGGACACTGAAGAGTATCCTATACCAGTTGATGGAGAAATAGCAAATGAATTGGAACAGATCGTCACAGACGCATTCTACGACATCGAAGGGATACAAATCCAAAAGATTCAAACGAAGAGGTCAATGGCCTCCTTTAAAGATACAATTTGAAGAGGGACAAAGAGCCTTCTATAATGGTAAATTAAAAAACCCTTACAATGTAAACAACATAAGGCATAAGGAGTGGGAACGAGGTTTTAACTCCGCCTATTTTAACAACAAGAAAAGAAGAGAAAGAAGATGAATGAAATAAAATTACCAACAGACTATCAAAGTTTTATTCACATATCTAGATACGCTAGATGGGTTGATGAATATAATCGTAGAGAAACATGGAATGAAACAGTTGATAGATATTTTAATTATATGGAAACACATTTAAATAAGAAATATAATTACAAATTAAGCACAGAACTTAGAACTAAATTACAAAATGCTGTGTTAAACTTAGAGATTATGCCATCTATGAGAGCTTTAATGACAGCAGGCATAGCATTAGAAAGATGTCATGTTGCAGGATATAATTGTTCTTACCTTCCTGTTGACAACATACGATCCTTTGATGAGTGTTTATATATCTTGATGTGTGGCACAGGTGTAGGTTTTTCTGTCGAAAGTAAATACACTAAACAGCTACCTATAGTTAATGAAAAACTTATTGAAAGCGATACAACAATAATTGTAGGTGATAGTAAAACAGGATGGGCAAAAGCATATAGAGAACTTATACATTTACTTTATGCAGGCACGATACCTACCTGGGACTTATCTAAGTTACGACCTGCAGGAGCTAGGCTTAAAACATTTGGTGGTAGATCTTCTGGACCTGATCCATTAGATGATTTGTTTCAGTTTACTGTAGGCATATTTAAAAATGCAGTAGGTAGAAAATTGAAACCTATTGAATGCCATGATATCATGTGTAAAATTGGCTCTGTTGTGGTAGTAGGTGGTGTAAGACGATCTGCATTAATTAGTTTATCTGATTTAAATGATCAAGAAATGTCACTAGCTAAATCAGGAGAGTGGTGGAATACACAAGGACAAAGAGCACTAGCTAATAATTCTGTTTGCTATAAAGAGAAACCACCTATTGGTATTTTTATAAGAGAATGGTTGAACTTATATAACTCTAAGTCTGGAGAACGTGGTATATACAATAGACAATCTGCTGTTAGTAAGTCTTTAGAAAATGGTAGACGAGATACCGAACATGAGTTTGGAACTAATCCTTGTAGTGAAATTATATTAAGGCCATATCAGTTCTGTAACTTAACAGAAGTTGTTGTTCGGTCTGACGATACTCTTGCCTCACTTAAAAAGAAAGTAGAGTATGCTACTATACTTGGCACATTTCAATCTACCCTTACAGATTTAAAATATTTAAGAAAGATTTGGAGAGACAATACAGAACAAGAAAGACTTCTTGGTGTATCTCTCACAGGTATTATGGATAGTGAGTTACTTAATGATGCAACAGATACAGGCTTAGAAAAAAGATTACAAGAACTACGTCAAGTTGCAGTCGATACAAACTTAGGTTTATCAGATGCACTTGGCATTGAACAATCAACAGCTATCACTTGCGTAAAACCTTCAGGCACTGTATCACAACTAGTCAACTCAGCTTCTGGAATCCATGCAAGGCATTCTAATTATTATATAAGAACAGTAAGAGGGGACAAGAAAGATCCTCTAACACAATTCTTAATTGATCAGAACATACCTTGTGAAGATGATGTGATGCAACCAGATAATACTGCAGTGTTTAGCTTCCCTGTAGAATCACCTGAAAAAGCTGTAACTCGTAATGATACATCTGCTCTTGCTCAATTAGATTTGTGGTTATTATATCAAAAAAATTGGTGTGAGCATAAGCCTTCTGTAACTATCACCGTTAAAGAAGATGAGTGGTTAGATGTGGGTGCATGGGTATATAATAACTTTGATGATGTGGCAGGTATATCTTTCCTTCCGCATTCAGATCACACATATAAACAAGCTCCTTACCAGGAGTGTAACAAAAAAGATTATTTATCTTTAGCAAAGACTATGCCTGACAATATTGATTGGTCTTTATTGTCTGACTATGAAGTTGAAGATAATACAAAAGGAGGTCAAGAATTAGCATGCACAGCAGACGCATGTGAGATTGTTGATATAACATAATGTCAGTAAAATTTTCAATTAGAACTAGTTATGTAAGCAGTACTCCATATGATTTTGATTCAGAGTATAATTTTGAATCCGTTCATTTGGATGAAGCTATCTATCATATAGAAGCTGCACTGCGTGCATCAGGATTCGTCTTTGATAGGTTAGAGGTAGTCAATGACGGAGAAGAAGAAGAGTTACCTCAATTAGATTTTGACTTTGAATTAACATAGGAGAATAATATGTCAGATAAAAAAGAAAAAGTAGAAGAAGCACAAGAAGTAGTGGAAGAAAATGTACCACAAAATTATGTAATTAGTCTTGAGTTACTTAATGAAGTGGTAAATATATTAGGCCAACTTAATTACAAATCTGTTTTCCAAGTGATGGAAAAAATAAGATCGTTACCTGCTGTTCAGCTTGATGAAAATACTAAGGAGACTAAATAGTGCTGTCGTTACTCGGCTCAGTTCTCGGCTTCGGAACTTCTTTTCTCCCCAGTGTCCTCGGATTCTTTGAAAAGAAACAAGCTAATAAACAAGAACTACTTATGTTGGAAGCGAAAGCTAAATACGCTTCTGAATTAAGCAAACTAAAATTAAAAGAATTGGATGCAGAAGCAGACATAGAAGAAGTAAAAGGTTTGTATAAACATGCTGAGTCATTGGCTCAAGCAAACAAATCTACATTTGTATCTGCTCTACAAGCATCGGTGCGACCAGTTATAACATATGCTTTCTTTAGTATATTTGCATTTGTTAAAATTACTTATGTAATCTTAGCTACACAAGGTGGAGAAGACTTACTACCTGCTATATTAGCTGCTTGGGATGAGGAAAGTCAGACCATTTTTGCCGCTATCATTAGCTTCTGGTTTGGGAATCGCTTATTTAAAGCAAGGAATAAATAGTATGGTAGAGATAAGAAAACCTGTAGAGTTTACAGCACTACCTGAAGGACATGCTATGCTTACCCCTTTCGGACCACATATTGTGTATTCAAGGATGCCTAATAAAATAATAAAATCCTTGAATAAGTATGTGGATTTAAAGTTAGATAAAGGCAGGGCTAAAAAGCTAGACCACTCAGAGCATTTAGTTGGTAAGGTATCTCAAGAATTTAGAATAGATCAAAAGCAGATAGAAAAAATTTCTCCTTTCTTTAACTCTGCTTTTGGTGCGTATTATCAATTTCATCTACAAAGACGAAATCAAAAACTTAATGACGATAGTGCAATTAATGTATACTATAATGGTGCATGGATAGTTAGGCAATTTGCAGGAGAATATAATCCTGCACATGTTCACACCGAGTGTCAGATATCTTGTGTAGGATATTTACAAGTTCCTGATTTTTCTGTTGAAGAAGAGAAAGAAAAGAAAAAACATTTCCCATCGCATGGTAACATAGAGTTAATACATGAAGGTAATAACATGTGGCATCAAGGTAGCATGAGAATTAAACCACATGTAGGGGACTTTATAATATTCCCTAGTTACTTATTACATACTGTATATCCTTTTAAAGGAGATGGAGAACGAAGATCTTTTAGTATGAATATAAGTTTAGATGTAGTTAAAAAGGAGTAATAATATGTCAGAAGAAATTAAAATAGTAGAAGTAGAAAAGAAGTCTTGGTATAACAATGCTGAAGGCTTTGATAAGTG